AGGCAGGTTGGTGATGTTATCAAGGTAGGTGGTATGGATGTAGCAGGTATCTCCATGCTCGGTGTTGGTTCCGGGGCTGATGCCCTTGTCCTCAAAGAATTTACCGTATATCCAATGCTCTTTAGTGGCAGGGTTGAGAATCAATACAACCCTGTTCTGTTGCTTAGGGCTACGGATGGATAGGTTAAACTTATCAAAGGTATTCTCATCGGTGAGCTCCTCTGCCTCATCCACTATCCAGGTGGTGATACCTTGCAATGATTTTAGGTTAGCTGTTTGGTCACCGCTTGAGGTCCTGATACCTCGGAATATAATCTCACTGCCTGTGGTCTTATTTACTATCTCGCTCTTGGTTATCTCAAAATGCTCCTCCAATCCCATGAGCTCTATCTTCTCCTTGAACTCAGGGATAATGGATATATGTGCTGAGGTCATGGTCTGCCGTGTGAACAGTATTTTGTGGCCATGCTCAAAGGATAGCAGGCAAACCCATGCAGCTACACTAAAAGACTTAGAGCTACCCCTACCTCCTGTGATAACAAAGTACCTACAATCGGAAGTGTACAGGGGCTTGTACTTCTCACTCGCCTTGATCATTGAACTCAATTACATCACGGATGCTAAAGCTATTGATATCCACCTTGGTCTCCTGCTCCACCCTTTGAACCGGCATCCCTAATCGGTAGTTGAGCCACAGCTTGATGGCGGCAGTATCTCCTTCAAGTACCTTGTGGTAGAGGGCATTGAGTACTTGTTCACATGGTGCCACCTTATCCATCTGCTGAGCCAGGGCAATCTCAGCGGCCTTGGGTTTTCTCCCTGCTCCTGGCCTCCTGCCTCCGTTCTGTTTTACTACTTCCTCCATGTTAATAAAAAGTGATTATTCAGCAGGCACAACATAGGCCTCATATATCCTCTTTAATTGGTTGACCATAGAAATAACACAGCTACCACAGGTTGAGTACTGGAGCTTTTGTGAGAAAACCCTGTTGTTAATCTTAAGGAGCTCATACTGCTCGCTGTTTTTGACAGTGCCTCGGTAATTGGTAAAAAAGTCATCAAGGTATGCATACTCCTCGGGTGTCAAGGTGTTGACCTGCTTATTGAATAGCCCATTGATTTTCTGCTGTAGGTTAGCACTCCACTCATTGAGCTTCTCTTTGCGTTCCTCGCATCCACAATCTTCACCTGCCATGTGCTTGACAAGTGACTTGATACCGGTAACAGTGGTTACCTTCTCAACTGCTGTACCTAACTCCCAGGTAACTGTTGGCTCTGCTTGAGCCTTTGGTTTGCGTTTACTCATTGTCTTTATAGTTATCCCATTGCTCCTGCACTGCCTCTCTCAGTCTATGCTTGCAGGACTTAAGGGTGTTGAAAATACTCTTGCTTGATATCTTAGTCTTATCGGCTATCTTCCTAATGGATAGCTGTTCCTCCCTGTGGATATCCCACACTCGTTGGTCATACCAATGCCATTTAGCTACCTCACCATCAATGGAGTGCTCAAGCTCTTTGTATGCATCAAGGAGGGTAGCATTATCTGCAGCCAATCCAAAGGCATTATCAATGGACACAAACTGAGGCTTGTAGTTTCTATTGATGATTAGGTAAGTATTTCTAAGTACGTAATACATATAGGCTCTATTTATCTCCCCATTGATAATGCATTGCTCCTCCCTGGAGTAATTCATAAGACGTATATAAACCTCTTGGACCACATCCTCGGCATAAAACTGTTCTCCAAAGGTATTGACTACCCTTACCCATTCGCTGTGATGCTTAGCTATTTGGTTTATCCATTCCATTTGTAACCATAGACGCATTTTGGCCGTAGATGGTTTTCAAATGTAACACAATAAACTTATCCACAATATCCAGTGCCACGTTCTCCCCTGCTACAAATCTCCTCACGGTATGGTATGGTGCCTTCATGTCAAGTGCCAGGTGCACAAGCCGATACCTGTCACTGATCATATTATTAGCCATTTTCACAGCCCATTGGCTGAATGTTTCACCCTCAGAAAGGTAGATCGTAAGAGTCTTCATTTTTTTTCAACTTATTTTCAACAATAGGGGTAGCAGTAGAGCTGAGGCTCATGGTCCATGCCTCAATGGTATTGAAGTATTTAATTGTACCATCCTGTGCCTCCCATCTACGCCCTCGTAGGTTGTACTTCACCTCCACCACATCACCGGGCTTCACATGATTAGCCAGGTCGCACTTATCCTGGGTTAATTGGAAGGTAACGTACTGAGGATAGTCACCATCTGACTTGAGGGTTATATCTCTCTTCTTGAACTTGTCGCTCACTGTTGTTGTAGGGGTAATGAATACCACCTCTCCTTTGAAATCACTCATTTTTGATTAAATTAAATATAAAAACTATTGTCCAAATCCATCCCCATATAATGCCAGGGGCCAGCAGTATTATTAATGCAGGTATCATTTATCCAGGTTTATGTTATGCTCGCTCAGTATCTCATAGAACTTATCTCTGATTCTCTCAACCATATTCCACTCCTCCTCACTGAGCTCCTCATACTTCCATAGGGTTCTAAGCTCCTGAGATAGATCCCACAAAGCACAGAACATAGCATCAGCCCGCATAGCGTTCTCCCATTCGTACTTATCTTCCGGGAGGTTAAAGGTTAGTTTTGCTTTCATCGAATTGTTGTTTTGTTACTCGTTTAACATCAAATTGATTAGAATCGGGTGTAGCATTAACTATAAAATAATGACCTTGTTTTTTTAACTTATCAGTAATATCAAATAATATAGTATTTCTTATATCCTCACCACAATCAATTATGTAATATCTAACATCTTTTGTAAAGGTTTCGTTGTAGTATCCTTCTCCACCCATAGCGAAGAAGGCTTTTTTATCTTCTGTTAATTCAACACTTTTTATGGTACTTTCAACCGCCTCAATAATATGCTCCTTCTCCATTGCTTTGGCTTGTTCAAATGCTTTCATATCATCAGAACCTCCTGAGATATTTAGGTTATTAAATAACCACTCTACTGCTGTCTGTTTCATGGCTTATCAGGTGTATGGGTTATCTCATTCCATTGTACCCCACCACCATACACCTGCTCAGTTAATTCTGTAGCATAGTGACGTGCAGCAGTAGCAACATATTCACAGGGGTTCTTGATTAGCTCATCCCTGTAATGCCCTGAGGCAGCAAGGAGGCCCTCCATTGCTCTTAGACAGGCCTCTCTGTAGAATTCTTCTTGTGTCATTTTATAGATATTAATCCCCAAAATAAAGATATTTCTCTTCTTTTAGGTTTAGTTTGTACCTGTGGTTTTAGTTGTACCTTTGGCTGATTGAATAAGTTAGGCTGTTGAGGCCCTACATATATCCACATCCTGCCTGTTTTGTGTTGCCATTCATGACTATTCAATAATGCTTGTTTTAAAGCACCATGCCATGTATCCGGGGGACTTAGTTTTAAAATTTTAGATATCTCATTGCTTGAATACGGCCTTTTAACAAATTTTTTAGAATTTAATTTTTCTTCTATATTCAAAACTCTTTCTTTAACTGGTTTCATCTTACTTATTATTTAATTGGGTTAATACTTGGTTATAAAATAGGCTTGCAGCCAATAACTGCTCCTGCATCCTTATCTCAATATCTGTATCACGCTCAAATGTAATGGATGTGATACGCTTAGCAGGGTCAATATGGTCCACCTCATGGATATCAATGGGGTCATACTGACTAAGGAGCTCGGGATGGGTTGATACCATCACATAACACAGCTCAAATCTTGGCCTATCATATAGCCACATATAGGCCCTACCCTGCCACTCATACTCAGATAGATCCTTCAGCTCAAATGTGGTAGCAGGGAAGGTCTCAAGTGACCAGGAGGTCTTTATATCAATGATGCTATCCTCCTTGATAATATCACAGCATCCCGTGAGATACTCATTTTCTACCCTCTGCTCGTTTTTAACGTAGTTTTGGAACCTTACCCCATTGAGAAGGTCAATACTATCCTGCTCCTGCTCTAATCCCTTGAGAACATACTTATTCATTAGCTGAGTACGGTACCCATAGAAGTCCTGTTTAGCCTGCTCAATGATGTACGTCTTAGCAGTCTGCCCTAATACCTCCCCCTTAGTCCTGGAGGAGGTCATTAGCTTACCTAATTGTGATGCCCTGAACTTCATAGCTGTTCTATTTCTTGTTTAACTTGTTTCCAATAATGAAAACCGAATTCAAATTGACGTGTATCTGTATTTGCAAGTGCATTTAATACCTCATCAACTGCAATCAAAGCGGATTGCTTAGCTAACTCATTCCAATACCTTAGTACATCAGTACCTAATTCATCATTAAATTTTTCGGCTTTTACAGATGTTTCTTTATCTGTCCATTCAATTGATTCTGCTAATTTATAGTACTTATCAACTAACTCTTTTGCTTTTTCTTGTGGTTTCATAGCTGCCCCTCCTGCTCTTTGGTTAGTGAATAGGTAGCTCTAAGGTCCTCAACGGTGTACCTTCCGTCATGGATAGCAGCCAGTGCTTTGCTGAACCTATCCTCTGTGATGGTAGGCTTAGCCTTAGGTGCTCTGCTTGCATCATGGCCATCATCATCCACAGCTTGTAAGGATAGGAGAGATACAAGGGTATATCTTCGGAAGTAAGTGATTGCTCCTCCGAGCTTCTGTGCATCGGTGATGGGAGGTAAAGTCATGAATGACTCAAACCTATCACCATTTTCAATGTCCACCACTATGGTGTATACCTTGTCATCCTTCACAGGCTGTATCAACAGCAGACCATGATCCAGTAGAATAGGCTCCACCGTATCAATAATGCTGTTGATGTCGGCATAGTTACGCTTCAGATGGGGGTTAGTGGCATTCTTGATAACCTTACCCATTGACTGCTTAGCTAAATGTAGCTTTTGGTAGATGTTTAGGCTATTAGCCTGAGGTACTACCTCCTCTTTTTTTGCTCTTGTTGTCATAAGATATTAGTTAAATGTGCGTTACCAAGTCGCACCCCTTGTTTTATTAAATTAAATTCCGTAATACATTGAATCAACACAACAAGAACAAATGCCTCTTTTGCAGTCAAGTTTTGCTTCTTGTCTTTGTTCCCATTCAAAAACAGCCCATTCTTGTGCTTGTCCTTTGCGTGAGTAACCATCCCACGACTTTGATATACGTGGCATTTTTTCTTCATTAGAAGGAATCTTAAACCAATCTTGATTCAATAACCAATCTTGGTAAGATTTAGGAGTGTTAAGGAAGTTTTGTCCTTTGTACTTACCGAATTTTAAGGTGAAATCTGTTGTTTTCATAGCTTTTTTCTAAGTGGTTAACTCTGTAAAGATAGTACTTATTTTCAAATCTGCAAATTATTTTCAATTATTTTCAATAAATTTTTCATACCACTCAACAAAACTATCGAAATCCTTAGCTATAATATAGGTACCCCCTGCCCTCTCTATCATCTCCTGGTATCTCTTCTGTGCCTCGGACTGTCTATCCTTACCTATCTTAACCTCTATCTTAACACTTCTGCCCTTAATGGTAGCAGATATATCGGCACTCCCTGCTGTTCCGGTGCCCTTGGTCCATTGAATACCTGCCACTGATCCATCAGTGCGGTACTTAGTACGTGCAACACCCATGGTGTTGATGCGTTCAGCCTGATAACCGTGAAGGTTGATCCAGTCACAGATGGCTTTGGTTAGGCCGTTGGCCGTTGAGTCTTTATACATAGTTTTAGGTATATAGTTAACAGGATATGTAGGGCACTTACTGAGCACCTTACACACTTTGAGGTCATGTAGTGTCTTACTGTGTTCTTTTTTCATCTATAAAGTACTTATTAAATTGGTCCTTTTTTACTTGCATATCTAATTTCATAAAAAGTTTAAGGTATCTGTAGACTGTTCTCTCGCTGGTACCTAAGTAACGTGCCATTCCATTGACTGATCTCGTCTTTTGTTTTAGCATCTGCATGAGTCTTAGGACCCTGTATATTTTGTGTTGGTTCATAGCTATTCTAATGGTTCAATATACCACCACTCAGGTGATATTTCTGTTTTCAATCTTTTATCATCTTTATCCTCCTCACCACTCCATATAATTTTAGTTAATATATACTTTGTGACTTTACCTTCTACAATCTCAGATATTATTCCTTCAAAGTAACAATCACCATCCTCTACATCTCTTATTTTATCTCCTATTTTCATAGCTTTACTTTGGTATATGTTATCTCCTCCCCTTTCCATGCCTTAATGATGTACTCACCAGGTGGTAGATGGAGCTCCTCCTCCCCAAAGGTAGGTACTGTATCTGTATATCCAATCACTTGGATGTAATCATATCCTCGGATGCTATATGCATCACATTTTTGGGTACTCTTACAGCTAAGTAGGCTGAGTAGGAGTAAGGTAAAACTGGCGGCCTTCATGGTTACGGTGTTTAGTTAGTTTATATTTCATGTGAGTAGCATAGCAGTCAATCCAACGAGCAAAGACTTGAGGCTTGAGGTCCTTGAAGCCATTGGTTTCCTCTTGGAACTGCTGCATGAGTCCTTTGTACCGGTGCAGCTTAGCACCATCCGCAGTGAGGGGAGTATCCTCAACGAAATCATAGAACTCCTTACAGGTATTTTGGATGAATTTCTTTATGTCGCTGTTGATACCTGTGGTTTGGTACAGCCCATGCTCAAAGTAGTATTTAATGTTGCTTATCATGTAGTTATCAAAGTAGCTCCACTCCTCCTGAGTCCATTGGTCGAATAGCTTGCACCCATACTCATCAATGGGGCTATGGTGAGCATTGAAGTATTGGTTAAACTCAACCTCATGCCTCCTCCTATCATGGCTCCCACCTGCTCCGGCTATCACATAGTTGGTCGTGATCACTATTTTAGGGCTTCGCTCATAGGGGATATAGTACTCATCCTTGTTCTTTCGGTTGACAGGGATACCCTCGGTAATGAGGCTAAATAACTGCTCAAAGTTGAAGTGCTTTTTGACATCATCAAAGGCCAATACCTGTGTATCAGGGTTCACCCTTGAGTAGGCAAAGTCATTCTTACCTGGGTTAAATAGCTTACCATCAATCTTCACTATCTTACGGATGTGTCCAAGGGCAGTTAGCATGAGTGATTTACCACTCCCTCCATTTGGATTATCATCAATCTCCTCATCATTGAAGATAACTGCCTTTTGGTCCGCCTTATCCTTGTAGGTATGAAGTAGGTACCCTATGGTGGTTCTCATAGACTTGATGCGGTTGGGGTCCTGTGCTGCTATCTTGTTAACAAAGTCCTGGAAGTTATTTTCATAGGTATCCTCCACCTTGAACTCCCTTGGGATTATTTGGTCACGCCATATATACCCATCAATATCAATATAGCTCAGTAGCTTGACCTTGTTTTTGGTGATCACTGCCACCCCATTGGTAAAGGGTAGGTAACACTCGGTCTTTGAGTCCTGAAGGATACGCATATCAATGGAGTCAAGCATATTAAGGTGCCCTGGTGTGAATAACTGTGAGCTCTTAGCACAATGGTTGTACACATCCATCAGCTCACGC